ATAGTTTTAACATTTATTTATGTTTAAAAAGCAAAAGGTTAAAAGCTAACTTTTATTATTAGCATTTAACCACTGAATAACATCTTCATTATTAGTTTTATTTATTCTATCTCCATCTATAAACTTAGGCTCTCTAGCATCTTCTTTACTAATCTCATTTAATATATAAACACAGGCCTCATCAAAACAAAAGGCCTCATAATCATTAGTCAACCCTATAATTTCACTAGGCCTTTGTCTATATTGTTTACTTATTGATATTACACTCAGTATTCTCTGGCTCTTCACGAAAGGAGTCTAATTCACTAACACCTTCCTGTGTATAATTAAACAATGCTACTATTTGTTCATCTGTAAGCTCTAATCCTACACTTTTTAAATCTTCTATGGAAGGTTCTACAAGTGCATTTTCAGCCATAATATACATAACGTTTGTCATTTGTGCTAAGTCAACATTCTCTTTTGAACTCTGTTTACCATAAAATAGTTCTTCTGCTGCACTCAATAATTTGTTAGGCACTACTCCTTTTCTTACCAAATTTAAAAGAGATACTCTTTTAACTCTAGCATTAAAAGGTATCCCTTGGCTAAATTGTGGTAGCTGAATTACTTCACCTTGAGATAATTTTTTTAAATCTTCTATATTAGTTACTTTTAGTTCCATTTATTATACCTCCATTATCTAACTTTTATTGTTTTAAACTCTGTGGATAATGCTATAGTTTTACCACTACCATCTAATTTACTTATCTCCCTAGCCTCAGCTATATAAACTGTATCTATCGCTAAAGAATCAGGTACAAATGTTACTATTTTCTTAGTATCATCTATAGTTACATTTCCATTTACTCTAGAATTATCAGATTTTCTCTTTATAATAAAGTTTTCTAAGTTAACATCATCTTGATTAATTTGATTTAAAAATCTCCATACCACTCTATTAGTTATACTTACTCCTACATCTTGGTTATCATTTTCTACTTTTCCACCTTCTACTCCTATATCTTCAATAGGAGTAGTCTCTCCTGGCTCTTCTGTATTATTGTTTTCTTCTAATTTATTTTAAAAATTCTATTTCTACAGGTTTTTCATTTCTAAATGGTATACTTTCAGCCTCATATGAAGATACTAAGAATTTCCCATCTTGAATTTTATATTTAGCTGGCTTGCCTTTACAATGCTTATACACGAACTTAACGTAGCCTGTAGTTCTAGAATAGTCTTTTCCTCTGTGAATATTTCCATGGTGAATGGATGTCTTTCTACTGCTATACCTACTTCTGTTCCACAATATTTATTATCTTGTATAGTTCCTCCATCTATTAAAGCCATAGTTTCTATATTAAATAGATTGTCTTTCATTTTTAACTTGTAACCTATAACAATATCATCTGTTTCATTTATTCCGTAAATTTTATTTTTAACCCTTAATATATCTCTTTTACCCTTACTGTTTATAGGTTCTATCTCTATTTCATTACTTGTTTCTATTGTATGTTTTGTATTTGTTACCTCATCAATAAAATTAACTTTTACAACATTAACTAAAGTTTTTCCGCTTATCATTAAATTACCTCCTTAAACTTTTAAATTGTTGATATTCTATGCTTGTAGTATAAGCTTGTACATCATAATCTATAATGCTTGGTGTTTCATTCCCTGTAGGTCTAAGATCTTCTATTTTTTTTAAAGCTTCTTTTAAATTCTCTACATAAAATTCCATAGTGGAATATTGATCCATAGGGCTATAGACTATAATATCAAATAGTTTATAACCAGATATATTTCCAACTAGCGCATGGACACCATTTTCCCTTATAACTACATAGCTTTCTGTACATTTATTTCTCTTTTGTCCAGGCGCATACACATCATATCCTAATTTTTTTAAATATAAATATACCTTTTGCCATAAAAGTTTCAGGTATAGCATTATTAATTAGGTCTTGTTGTATGCAATCTCCTGGAACTTTGTAATTAAATTTAGACATTTACATCACTTCCCAAATAAATTACTCATCCCCTTAAGTATCTGTGGCTTAACTTATCTATAGTTGGTTTTAATATTGCATATTTTTTATCATTACATAATTCTAAAGACTGATAGTAATCCTTATTTCCAGCAATATAGATATTACATTTATCACCTTTCCACTGTCTTCCACCTTTAATTGTTTCAATATCCTTACCTGATTGATCTTTCCATGGTGCATTTTTTTTAGCATACTCTTCCATATTTTTCGCAGCAATATCTGCATACATGCCTATGGATGTTTTAGATTGCATTTCAAATTCTGATAAGCCATCAATAACATCATCTATATTTACTTCTAACTCACTCATGTCATCACACCTTATTTAATATCATATCAAATACTAGGTTTTGAATATTTCCTTTATCAACTATTTCATACTTAGTTCCATCTAATATAAAATAATCATCTTTTTGTATTTTAGAGCTTACATCATTATAACTAATTAATAATTTGTCATTATACAAATTATTAAATTCCAGGCCTTCCATAGAAGTTGTAATTATATTACTATTATTTCTATAATAGTATCCTTTTATAGTGCATACATATACTTCATCTAGTTTTTCATTAAAAGCATTTTTATCTATTCTTAATATTTTTATTTCTCTTAATAAGCCTTTTTTTCTAACTGCTCATATATCTTTTTGCTTATTTTTCCTCTATTCATATTAGCCATTAATGTTCATCAACTCTTTCCACAGAAATTTGATTTTTTAGACTCTTCTGTTCTTCTTTGAAATGTTCTGCTAGAGTTAACCAGTAAGCTCTATTACTTTGTAATTTTACACCTGCAACTTCTATACCATCATCTGCAATTGCCTTAAGAATACACCCTTTATAGCTTGATTTTTCTACATCATTATTATTGATTTCTAGTAGCAATTCTAGCTCTTTATCCTCAAAATAAGGATACTGTTTTTCTTGTAAATTAAATTTCAAAATCTCTAAAGGTGTTCTCACGTTTTCTCACCTTCCTCAATTAAATTTTATTTGTTTAAGGTTACGAATTTTTCTGCAAATATTTTTAACAATAGTTTAATCATTTATTTAGTCAGCCTATTACATAACCTTAAATCATCCTCATTATGATAAATTATTGAATATAACTCACCCCCTATTCTTACTGTACAACCTTTAAGTTCTCTTGAAATAAATAAGCATTAGATTTTATAAAAGCCTTAATTTATAACTTTACTTATAAGAAGTTATAATCATTAAAACTTATTTTGCAAATCTAATGCATTATTTAAAGATGATAAAATTTTCAGTCCAAATTATTTAGTTGTTTTTTTACTTATTCTTAAAAGCTGTAGATTTTAATTTGCTTTCATAATATTCACTTATTTTTTAAATGAATACTTTGCAGTTGTCTTATACAATAAAACCTCTGCTATTTTTATAATACTATTATATTTCATTTCAATACTTTATTTATCCCAACTTTGTCCCATTTTTGTCCCAAAACATTTTTATCCGATGACTACCCGCTCTAATACTCCCATCTTTTTCAAAGTGCAAGTAAAGAGCGGTTACGTCCCTGGATAACGATTTCCCCTAAAGGATAACGACTTCTAAGGAGTAAAACTCCTAAGAATTCTGTTAATAAGCTTTAGAGGGAGTAAAAACTCCCTCTAAAGCCAAGAACTCTGTTTATACTATAAGGTTATTCAATTGTGCTACACGTTCTACTAATTCATTCTTTTTTCTATAAGCTGTGCTCCTTGCTCTTCCAAACATTTCTACAGCTATCCAATCTACACTTTTATTTTCTCCATACTTAAACTCTATAAATTTTTTATTCTCTTCATTTAGTGATGAAAGATTATCCTCCATTACGGATATTTCTTCTTCTATTTCTCTTATTTTATATTCTACTTTTCCTTTCTTCTTAATTTTTTCTCCTAATTCTATTTCTAATATCTCTATTTGCCTTACTAACTCCCTCTCCGCATAGCTTGTTCCATTACTAGAGGTTTGTACTATTTCATCATATGTTCTACTTCTAGACTCTTCTTCTAATGTTACATTATTATTTTTAATTTTATCCATTATAATTTCTATTCTATTAGAAAGATGCTTAACTCTATTTTTTAGTTTATCCAATTCTTTTTTACTTCTAAAATACCTATATAATCTTTCTTCTGTTCTTGTATATAATTTTTTATCTAACATATCTAACCTCCTATAATAATTCTTTATTATTA